AATGGCGGCTTTAGCACAACGTGCTATGAATAGCGAATCAACCGATGCTGGGTTAGGTATCTCAGACGAGGAAAAACAACAATTACTTGACGAGATAAGTAAGTTTAAATCTGAGGAGTAATGGCTAAAACTAATAGGTCGGGAGGTGTTTTAGGAGCTTTATTTGATAACTCTAAATTTTCTACTGCTTTCCCAGTTCAAAATGTTGGTAGAGTAGTTAGTATAGTATTAGATGAAATCCACCCTCGTTTTAAAGAATTAGGAGAATGGAATGGTTTGGGTACCATAGAATACACTTTAGTTGACCAACCTATCCCAGCAACCCAAGTTTACCCTACAGCAAAACCCTATGATCCTTCTATAAGAAACTTTCCATTAATTAATGAGATAGTTTATATAGCTCAATTACCTGATACCGATATAGGGAGATTTACTTCTTCTAAAAAATCATATTATATGAGTGTGGTTGGTTTATGGAATCACCCCCACCATAATGCTTTTCCACAAAACTCTAACATTTTACCTCCTTCTCAACAAAAAGATTATATTCAAACTGAAGCAGGTAGTGTAAGAAGAGTAACTGATCAATCTACTGAGATATTTTTAGGAAGAACATTTGTTGAAAGAGGAAATATACATCCACTTTTACCGTTTGAAGGAGATAGAATTATAGAGGGTAGATGGGGTAATTCAATTCGTTTTGGTTCTACAGTAAAGAATACCCCCAATACTTGGTCTTCAACAGGAGAAAATGGAGACCCAATTACTATTATTCGTAATGGTCAAGGTAACCAAACAGATGAGGGATGGATTCCAACTGTAGAAGATATCAATAATGATGATACTTCGATTTATCTTACTAGTACTCAAAAAATTCCTCTTCAATCTCAAGCAGTTAAACTTAATCAATATTTTAGCTACCCAGATAATGGAAAACCCACTTCCCCCAATGAATATGCGGGTAGGCAAGTTATATTAAATTCAGGTAGATTAATACTTAATACTACACAAGATCATTTACTTTTATCTTCTCAAAAATCTATAGGTTTTACTGCGGTTGAATCTATAAATTTTGATACAACTAATGATATAATTTTACAAGCTGGGGATGTTTATTTAGGATCTAAAAATGCTACTGAACAAGTTTTACTAGGAAATACTACTGTAAATTTATTAAATACTTTAATTGGAGAATTAATTAAATTAACTAATACTTTAGCAACTGCTCAAGTAACTGGGTTTGGTCCTTTGGCTACTGTTAATGGTCAAGCTGCTATAATTAATACCACATTACTTAATTTACAAGCTCAATTAAATACTTTATTGTCTAATTCTGTAAGAACTGTATAATGGCTTTAGCTCCTAATAGTGCCCTTTTATCTAATGGAATTATCTTATCAGCTAAACCTGGTATTGGGGGATTAATTATGGTTACAGCTACTAATGCTAATGGTATAGTCATTAGTGAAACTCCTTCTTTAGGAACTGATTTAGAAGCTTTTTACCAATATTTTATAGAAGTAAATTATTCTGATCCTAGACCTACAATTATTGAAAGAAACTATCAAGAAACAATTCAGTTAGAAGAAGTAAAAGTTACACCTAAAAAACTAGAAGAAACTAGACAAGAAGAAGCAGTTATTAGACAACAAGCCCAAGAAACTACTCAGTCACAACAAATCCCAGAATCTGTAATTGAAGATAGTACTCCAGAACAGGTTAAACTTAAAGGAAAAAATAAATTAGGGCAAAGAATTTTAAGTTTAGGCAACCAAGTACTTAAATTAATTATAACTAAACTTGAAGCTTTAGTTTTTGAATATATTTCTGGTGCTTTTGAACAAGCTAAACAAGAAGCTATTTCTCAAGGAATTGAAGCTATAACACAAGTAAAAGAACAATATTGTCCAGCTCCTGCTACTCTAAATCAATTAATTGAAACCAGAAATAATATAGTAAACCAACTAAATAGTATAGGTAATAGATTAAATTTAGCTAATCAAACTGTAAACGGACTTACAACAGCAACTAATAAATCACAAGATATAATTAATTTAGCTTCTTCAATACAAACTGGATTAAATTTAGCGGCTTCAAGTGGACTACTCCTGGGACCTGCCCTAGGTCCTGTTTTATCTAATTATAATAATATTGAAAAAATAATAAAAACAGTTTCATCTTTAATTAGTAGTACTAATAATGCTTTATATGCTACTTCAATCCCTTTAGGAGTGGTTTCTTTTGTAGTAACTAAAGCAATTGAATTATTAAGTTTATTAGATGTACTAATAAATTTTTGTTCCACAGATGAAAATCAAAATCAATTAACCCCAGTCTCAGACATAATACAACAAATTACTATAAGACAAGTACAAGCCAATATAGACTCAGGTAGCTATAATGGATTTATAATTAAGATAGAGGAAGTACCTTTTAGTCCTACTGTTATTCGTAAAAAAGCAGTAGCGTTTAATCAGTCAGGTATTGCTTTGTTAGAAACACCTCTATCATTTACTACTAATGAACAAACATTAATTAATGAACTTAAATTAATTATTGACAGAGATAATTTAAGATCTTACTAAATTTAATATTTATAACAGATGAAACCCAGCGAACTAAAATCATTTATCAAAGAAGCAGTTAGAGAAGCTATCCAAGAGGAACTAAAAGATATCCTTTTGGAAGCAGTCCGTGCTCCTAAACTACCAATCCAGGAAACTTATCAAATGTCTCCTGTAACATCTAATACAAACACAACTCAAACCCCACTAAAACCCACAGCTGAAAGAAAAGCTATGATGGAAAGTATTATGGGAGATATGAAAAGAGGACAAGATACTCTTTCATTTAATTCAGCTGATGCTAGGGGAGCAGGTATAAACCAAACAACTCTACAAGTAGCTCCAGGTATGAACACATCAGGTGAAGGGTCTTCCTTACCAGCAGGTAATGTTGGTTTAGACATGATTATGGGCTTAATGGGCAAGAAATAAAATGGCATTCGGAGCACAAAAGATATTTCCAATTGACACTAAGCCAGGAACGGCTGTTGGTGTAGCTATACCTTTTGATGCCCCCGGTGTTTTCTATTCTACCTATACTACAAAAGATGCAGTTAGAAATAACTTACTTAACTTTTTTCTAACTAATCCCCCAGAAAGATATCTTAACCCTACATTTGGCTCAGGTTTAAGAGCATTTATTTTTGAACAAATTACTACGGGTAATTTAGAGGGTCTTAAAGAAAATATTCAATCACAGTTGTCACGTTATTTTCCTAATGTACTTGTAGCTAGTTTAGACATATTCCAAGACCCAGATTATAATACTATAACAGTATCCTTAACTTACAATGTTATAGATACCGCTATATCCGACGAAATTCAAATAGCATTTAACTAATGGCCGTAATACGTAATATACAATATATAAACAAGGATTTTACCGAGTTAAGAGCAAGTTTAATTAACTATGCTCGCACTTATTTCCCCACAACCTATAATGACTTTACTCCAACATCACCTGGTATGATGTTTATGGAGATGGCCTCTTATGTGGGTGATATTATGTCTTTCTATTTGGATAATCAAATTCAGGAAACTTACTTACAATATGCTCGTCAAACAAATAATTTGTATGAGTTAGCTTATATGTTTAGTTATAAACCAAACGTAACACAAGTTGCTACAGTTGATCTTGAATTTTATCAACAAGTACCAGCTGTAGGCTCTCCTGGCTCTCAATCACCTGATTTTAGTTATGCTTTATTTGTTCCGACTAATACAACTGTATCTTCTACAGACCCTAGTAATACAACATTTATTATAGAAGACCCAGTAGATTTTAGTGTTTCTTCTTCAGGTGACCCAACAGAGGTTACTGTATATCAGGTTTCAAGTGGTGGGACAGTAGTAGATTATTTTTTATTAAGAAAAGTTCGTAAAGCAATTTCTTCTACAATTAATATTACTACTTTTAATTTTGGTTTACCCCAACAATTTACTACGGTTGAAATTTCTTCTCCTAATATTGTAGGTATTTTAGATATAGTAGATAGTGATGGTAATACATGGTATGAAGTAGATTATTTAGCTCAAGATACTGTGTTTGATTCTATCAAAAATACTAACGTAAATGATCCTAACTTATCACAATATCAAGGTGATACTCCTTATCTTTTACAGCTAAAACAAGTACAAAGAAGATTTGTTTCTCGTTTTTTAGATAGTACTACTCTCCAATTACAATTTGGAGCAGGTACAGCTAATGATACAGACGAAGAAATTTTACCTAACCCAGATAACGTTGGTTTAGGTTTACCATTTGAGGTAGATAAGCTTACAACTGCTTTTTCTCCTTCTAATTTTACTTTTACCCGAAATTACGGAATTGCCCCCTCTAATACTACTTTAACAGTAAGATATTTAACTGGAGGTGGGGTTGGGGCTAATGTTCCTGCTAATACAATTAATACTATTAGTTCAGGTAACGCCACTTTTATAAACTCTAATTTAAACGCTTCAATTGCTAATACTGTATTTAACTCATTAGAAGTTAATAACCTAATAGCAGCTGATGGTGGTGGTGACGGTGATTCAACTGAGGAACTTAGGCAGAATTCTTCAGCAAATTTTGCAACACAATTGCGTAACGTAACTCAAGATGACTATTTAGTTAGAGCACTCTCTTTACCAGCTAAATACGGAGTAATAGCTAAGGCATATATTGAACCCACTAAAGCACAATCAGTAGCCTCAGGGGCAGCAGCTTCTATACTTGATTTATATGTTCTTTCTTTTGACAATACCTCTAAGCTAAGAACCGCTTCAGTAGCTCTTAAACAAAATTTATCTACCTATCTTTCTCAGTATAGAATGGTAAACGATTCTATTAGCATTAAAGATGCGTTTATAATTAATATTGGGGTTAATTTTGATATAATTGTATTAC